AGCCCGCGGATACACAAGCTTCCACACCATGAGAACCGTACTCTTCCTCATCGCCGGAAAGCTTAACTTCTCCGCCATCAATCCCCACGCCGCTTAACCCACTCAAGATTCAAAAGAGCCACAAATAACAGGGTAAAAAACAGGGAGACGTACGAAAAACAGGCTAGAAAATGAGAGCAGATCTTCTGATTTGTTAGCGTTTACAGTGACTTATGCCAACAACGGCTTGCCGCAATTAACAGGGAGAGTTGGGGGCAAAACAGGGACACGGTCGAAAAATACAGGGAGGAGGCCCCTTATTGTCGCCGCCCAAATGCTATAGCCTACCTACCGGCGAGGCATTCGGATGCTGCGCTGTAGGGAGACGAACTATGGCTTCGTTAGTGATCACGTACAAAGACCCGCGAGACCTGAGACCGCGCACCAGGAATCCAAGAACGCACACCACGAAGCAGATCAAGCAGATAGCAGCGAGCATCCAAGAATTCGGGTTCATCAGCCCGGTCTTGATCGATGGGGCTGATGGAATCATTGCGGGGCACGCCAGGGTGGAAGCAGCAAAACTTATTGGCATGAGGGACGTGCCAACGGTCCGCGTCGATCATTTAACGCCTGCCCAGATCCGGGCATATGTGATCGCGGACAACAGACTTGCTGAGCAGGCCGGATGGGACCGCAACCTTTTGAGACTGGAGCTTCAAGAGCTCTCGGTTGAGCTCAATTTCGATGTCACAGTCACGGGGTTTGAGACTGGTGAGATTGACCTTCTGATCAGTCCTCCGAAGGGCGAGGACCCTGACCCGGCGGACGAAGTTCCTGCGGTAGACCGTTGTGCCCCCGCAGTTTCGCGGCCAGGGGATGTTTGGCGCATCGGCGACCATTTACTGCTGTGCGGGGATGCCTTGAAGAAGGACAGCTATGAGTTGCTACTCGGCTCCCAAAGGGCGCAAATGGTGTTCACGGACCCGCCCTATAACGTGGCGATCGCGGGCAATGTTTCGGGCCTGGGCAAGGTGAAGCACCGCGATTTTGCTATGGCTTCGGGCGAGATGAGCACAGAGGAGTACACCGGATTTCTCGCGACGGCTTTTAGGCATCTTGCGGAATTCAGCAGCAATGGCTCACTGCACTTCATCTGCATGGATTGGCGACATATGCGCGAGATCCTGGAAGCTGCCACAATGCCATATGCCGACCTCAAGGCACTCTGTGTTTGGTCGAAGACGAATGCCGGAATGGGTAGTCTCTACAGATCGCAGCATGAGCTGATCTTTGTTTTCAAAAAAGGGACTGCGCCCCATATTAACAACATCGAACTTGGCCGGTTTGGGCGCAATCGGACGAACCTCTGGCAATATCCCGGAGTGAACACCTTCGGGAAGGAGCGCGCTGATCAGCTTACCATGCACCCGACCGTCAAGCCTGCGGCCCTGGTTGCGGACGCGATTTTGGACTGCTCCAAGCGTGGAGGGATCATTCTTGACGTGTTCGCCGGCAGCGGGACGACGCTGATCGCGGCTCAAAAAATCGGACGCCGCGGCTATGGGATTGAAATTGATGCGCATTACGTTGATATTATCCTGCGTAGGTTCGAGGAGGTTTACGACCTGAAGGCTGTGAACGCCCGGTTGAGCGTCCCATTTAAGCAACTGAGGGTTGAGCGATCCAAGGAGGAACGTGGTGGCGGCAAGAAAGCGAACGAGCACGCGAAACGGCGGGCAGAAGGTCGGGCCCGGTAACCCACCGAGGCACAGGCAGTTTCGGAAGGGAGCGAGTGGCAACCCGAAAGGCCGGCCGAAGGGTTCTAAGAACCTCAGCACTCTGATCATGGAGGCTGCGCGCGATCGGGTCTCGGCCACGATTGGAGGAAGGACGCGTTCGATTTCGAAGATCCAGGCGACTGCGATGCAGCTCGCCACGAAGGCTGCGGGTGGTGATCAAGCCGCCATTGGCAAGTTTCGCGACTGGGTCGATGAGTTCGAAACCCGTGCTTCTGCGGTTAAACCGAGTCAATTTCCTCTCACTGCTGCGGACATCGAGGTGATCCACGCGGTCTATGAACGGATGAAGGAATGCGACCGCGAACAATCAGCTGAGTAACATGGCGCCATCACCAGCAAACTTATACGCGCACGTTCTGCGAAACGACCTCTTTGCGTTCACGCATCGGTCGTTTGTGGAACTAAATGCCAAGACTCCGTTCATTCTTAACTGGCACCTTGAAGTGATAGCAGCGAAGCTGGAGAAGGTCCGGCGAGGTGAGTGCAAGCGCCTCATTGTTAACTTGCCGCCTCGCCACCTTAAATCGCATGCGATATCGATTACATTTCCGGCGTGGTTATTGGGACACGAACCCACCAGACAAGTGCTATCGGTGACATACGCGCAGGACCTCTCTGATACATTTGCGCGTCAGTCGCGCACTTTGATGACCAGCCCTTTCTACCAAGCGCTTTTTGACACGAGGCTCGCGAAAGGTCGTGAGGCGGTCTCGGATTATGAAACAGCGGACGGCGGATATCGACTTTCAACCTCTGTGGGCGGTATTCTGACCGGGCGAGGAGCGGACATTATTATCATTGACGATCCATTGAAGGCGGACGACGCGCAATCTGAGCCACGTCGCCGATCGGTTAACGAGTGGTATGACAACACTCTGCGCAGTCGGCTAAACAGCCAGGAAAAGGGTGCCATTGTCATTGTCATGCAACGATTGCACTCCGACGACCTGGTAGCTCACGTGCAGAAACATGAGCAATGGGATGTCTTGACGTTCCCCGCGGTGGCCGAGGAAGATGAGAGTTACGAATTAAGCACCCCTTATGGTCGGCGACGAGTGGGTCGCAGAAGGGGGGACATTTTGCATCCCGCTTTGCTGTCTTCGACCACCATGGAGGTTACCCGAAGCGCGATGACAGAGTATAATTTTGTCGCGCAGTACCAGCAGAATCCCGAGCCGCCGTCGGGCGTCATCGTCAAACGACAATGGCTGAAGTTTTACGACGAAAGGGATAAACCGGACAGCTTCGACCAAATCATGCAAAGCTGGGATACGGCAACCAAGGATACTGAGCTGTCAAACTTCAGCGTGTGCACGACTTGGGGGTTAAAGGGACGGAAGTTGTTTCTTCTCGACGTTTATCGGCACAAGCTTGAGTTCCCGGCGCTGAAGCGGGCTGTTCGAGACTTGGCGGTGCTGCACCGTACGAATGTGGCGTTGATCGAAGATAAGGCTTCCGGTACGTCGTTGATCCAAGAGTTGCACGCGGAAAATTTTGCCATCGCTCAGGCGGCGCCTGCGATCGATGGTGACAAGGTCATGCGGTTGCACGCCCAAACGGCAAAGATAGAAGGAGGATTTGTCTACTTTCCTAGAGAGGCGCACTGGCTCAATGTGTATTTGAATGAGCTGACAGGCTTTCCTAACTCAAAATATGATGATCAGGTTGATTCCACTGTTTTTGCGCTCGCTTGGCTCACGAGCGTTCCCACTTGCGTTTGGACTGACGAAGCTCTGAAAGGATTAGACAACTTCGTTAATGGACTGGCGATCTCCAGGTTTGTTTGCTAGCTGACTATTGCAACCGACGACCTCCAAGCTACCAATGTCAAGGCGGCGATCGGCAGTTGATCGGTCGCAATTTTGCGTTCCCTGGCTCCCGGTACGACGATCAAGTGGAACAGCGTCAGCCAGGCCCTGGCCATGGAATCGCCGGCATCTGGGATGACAGAAGCCTTGCCAATTTCTCCGAGTTCGTAAACGCGTTGGCGACGGATCGGTACTTCGGCATGATCTCGGGCGGCCCCTGGTGACCTATTTGGCTGTGGCCGGGATCGCCTCCCAGGGTGTCCCGGGCAGATTTGACTTCGACCAACATGAAGTTTCCTTCTGCCGATGAACGAGGAGATCTGGCCATCCAGCGTACCGGCCCCAGTAGTGCTCAATGAGGATAGCGGACGACTTCCATGAGGGGTATCGGCGGGCACGATCTCGATCAACTGCTGCCATAACGGCAGAACGGCACGACCTGCGATGCTTATTCGATCGATGGCTGGGGCCGAGTAGCGATCTCATATCAGGAACTATTTGTGGGCGCATCGGGCTGAACACATCCAGATTGCCAGGCAGGCCGCGGAAACTGGCCTGCTGGTGCGCCCAGACTGGGGCGCGCCGATGGAGTCTGGGGGG